CTTACCTTTCTTGCCGATATCTTTACCTGCCTTAGCTTTCTTAACTATTTTGGACTTCTGTGTTTTTGATAATCCTGCAGATGGCTTTTTTCTACGTACTTCAAATACCATATCGTCATCATCCTCTTCTCCATAGAAATCATCTTTAACTAAATCAGCAAAAGTTTTTGTTTCTGTTGAATCGCTTTCTATTTCTACCTTAATAGCTCCTGATGGTAATGTCATTATAACAGTACCTTCCATTACGTCGTTAGGGTTAGTTACAGATTCAAGAGATACTTGATCTCCTTCTTGCTGTCCGAAGTAGTTTATTCTATATTTTTCTCCGTTGATATTAACAATGTACCTAGTTTCTCTAGTTGCATCTAATACTGTAGATGTATTTGAATTATCGTTCTCGTCTAAACCTCTTATGTCGCTTGTACCGCTAGCATTTACTATCATCATTGATGATCCTATAGGTCCGTAAGCATCTTCAAAGTACTCTTTAGCACCTTCTTCAGTTTCAGCCTGTGTTTGATCAACAATTTTACCGCTATCATCTACAAGGCAATATAAATTACCTGAAGCAACTCCTTCAGATAAACTTCCTCCTGTCTTGCCCATTTTCCTTTGCATGAAATCGCTAGGTGGGTTCTGGATATATACATTAACATCGTCAGCTTCTACATTATCAGGTAGTCCGTCTATCATACCGTCGTAATTAAGTCTTGCAAGGGTATCACGAGTTTCTTCATCTTTAACACCAGCAGCTATTAGGATTGCGTCAATAGTATTTTCATCAAAGTCCATCCACTTATTTGCAAAGCTCTTAGGTCCAAAGCTACTCATACTCTTAAATCTCTCTGCTGCAGCTTTTGGATCGTAGTCACCCATATTGCCTTTAATATTAGTATGGCTTGCTGATGTGATATCGGTATCATGAATGCCTTCAGTGATAATCCTTTTACTTTTTAAGATACTAATAGCATCTTTAAAGCTATTGCCGGCAGAGATCCAATCTGGAAATTGTCTGCGAACGTTTACCATAAAGTTGGCTTGAGACATTCTACCTTCTTGAAGGTCTTGGTACTGTTGTGTTATATTCTTCATCGTTATTATTGTAGTTTTAACTTCTTTATTAGGTGTTGATTTTCTTCGAAAGCATTTACTATGTCATGTAAGCAATTCCACATTGATGTTATGTCTAACTGTACGTCCGATAGTTTATCGAACATATCTTCATCAACGTCGTCATACTTATTTATTAGAGTACTAAGTGCATTTACTGCTTTATCTAGATCTTCTAGTAGCTTTTCTACTGATGGTAAATTTTTTAATCCATCTTCAACAGTTACTGATAAAAACTTATTCTTTAACACCTCTTTTACCCGAAGAGCTTTCGAGTAATCATCGCTACCTTGAGGAAGTTGCTGCACTTCGGGGGTGTCTTCGTTAAGTCTGTATCTTGATCTTATCATCGTCCTTGTCCTTGGTATGCCTTTGGGCGTGGTGAGTGTTTATTGAATGATTTCTTTGCCTTACCCGGTTTACGGGTACCGAAAGTTACTTTACTTGGATTACTTACTGCTTTTGCCATTATTAAAACTTATGTCCTAGTCTTTTAATTGCTGCAACTACTGCTCGTGCTGCTTGTTCTTCTGTAATATCTATATCTCCTGCTATGTCGGTTAAAAAGTCTTTTACTCTTTCATCCATTTCCGGGTTAACTGATCCTGCTTCTTTTAGTCCGCCTTGACCAAGTGTTTCCCACTCATCGTCACTTACTGCTACGTTTCTACCAGTATTATTATCATAAGTAACATCGAAAGATGTATCGTCATTTTGTTTAGAGGTTGCAACAGTACGAGTTGATTTTTCTACCCTAGCATTGTACGGTAACTCTGGGTATAGGTGACGACCGCCTTTCGCAGTGTCTATATACCAAGATCCATTTGGAAAAAACTTAACTCCTTCGATACGTTCGCCGTCAGGCTTAATAATATCAAATACGTCACGTGTATTAATTGTCCCAACCTCGTTTAATTCTGTAGTTGCCTTTGTATTTTTAATGTACTGTCCAATCCTATTTTTATTTACGAAGTCTACGTAATCAAAATTATCGTTCATGTTATTTTAATTTTTTTGCTTTGATGTATGTGTGTTTAATACCTTCTACTATCTGCTCTAGAGCTCTTTCTGTATAGGTCTTATATTTAAAATCTTCTGAGCTCTCTACTATCTCTGTTCTTAACCTGTCTGTGTATTCAAGTAGTTTATTAAGCTCTGTTATCTTTCTCTTTATCTCTTTAACGGCTTTATGTAGCTGTTCTGGACCATCTCTCTTAGATGTTTTATTTCTAAATTGAGAGTAGTTTTCATTTAGATGTGGTGCTGATTCATCTTCTTCCTCTGGTGCATTTACTACAGCTAGATCTGATATATGATAAATAGCATCTTCACCATCTTCGAATGTTACTGTTGCAAACGTTCCGTTTAAATTTCGAACTCTACCTATTTGACCTGTATGATTCATACTTGGAGTAGTTACCTTGACGGTACTATCTTGCATTACAGTTTCTTCAAATAATTGTTTATAATCCATCATCTTAGATGGGCGATTTGGAATAGAGGGAGATGGTTTCCAGCCTGCAGGCACTATCTTAGTAGTAGACTTAGTCTTTACCGGTCCGGCATACTGTTCACCTGTACCGTCTGTAGCAGATGCTCCTGTACCGGTTGATGATTCTTCTTCGAGATAATCTTCTAGTTTTTTACCTGCCATTATTTCGATGTTTTAAGCTCTTTTAATAACTCGCAGTACTGTAGTAATGAAACAAGATGCTCATCCTTTATAGACTGGCGATCTAATACTGGTTTCATTAAGCTCAATACCTCTTTTAACTTAATTTGCATTACTTGATCTTCAACTTTAGGTAATAGTCCTTGTAGCTGTGATTTTATCTCTGCAGTCTTAGTGTTGAGGTAGGTTCTTAATTGCTGTGTATCGGATACATTGTTAATGTATTCCTTTAAGATTTCTTTTTGATCTTGAGATAGCTCTTTGTAGGTGTCGTTGTATTTTTCTACGATAAGTTTGTAGGCTAGTATTCTGATATCTTTATCTTCTTTAAGGAAACTATCTACAGTTTGAGTCTTTTCGTTAGTTTCGCTTGCCGGATCGTATGTAAGATGCTCTAGTAACGTAGTCCTATTGAGAATAATATGATCTGTATTAGCTATCGCTTTAGATCTAGCGGCTTCGAAAAGCGTATAGATAGCGGCCGATAGTTTATACCTATCTACCTTTGCTTTAAAGAAATTTTCTACGTCATAGTATTTCTTTATCTCTCTAATCAGGTTAAACTTCTCTTTATCTAGTACATCTCTATCTAACTTCTTGCTTTCTTCTATTACCGTATTGGTTAGAGTTTCTGCTTTGGTTTCTGATAGATTAGATGCTTTCAAAAGCACTGTATAGAGTTTATACTCTTTTAACAATTCACTGCCTGTAAAGAATTTTTTAATTATCTTAACTGCCCTGGAATCCCGGTCGGTAATCATATCGGCTGTCACTTGTCTAACAAGTAACTCGAAAAGAATGCCGGTGTTTTTATACTTAGAATGCTTTTTTATAGTTCCCATATGGAGTTTAATATAATGCTACTAATAAATAGTACTAATTAGTCAATATCACCTAGAATACTACTCTCATCAAGTAGATTAGACTGTTCAAACAATGTTATTTTACGGCTAGCCGTCATTTTATCAAGGGTTGACTTAAGATTACTGTAGACTGACCGTGTATGTACACTCTCTAGTGCTAGTGGAGATCCACCTTGATACTTAGTTTTTAGTGTTCCATCTTCGCCACCTGTTGGTTTTGCTTTCATATCGTAGGTTCCTAACCTATCTCTACCTAATGGATCCTTTGGTGTACCAATAAATGAGTTCTTTGATTGAGGTCTTCCAGGTACTTTGATCGGCTCTGTTGGATTCTTTTCGTTATAACCTACCGGTACATCTGCTGCTGCTGTATAGTTAGCATTTCCACCATATAGGCTAGCAATTTGGTGAGGAGTACCATAAGCCTGACCGCTATCCAATGGATCGTTACCTTCCGATTCAATTTGGTCATATCTAAACTTATTCTTTTTATCTTCCAAGATCTGAGCCTTAACATCGCTAAGCTGATCTTCACTTAATTGGAAGATCTTATCGTAAATCCAGTCAGCCGGGAATAAATTCTTCTCCATCATATCGCCCGCCAGTGCTACTTTTTCCTTCAGCAATGCTATTCTCTCTTGGTCATAGATAATAGAAGGAGTAGTTAAAGATAGTTCAAAGTTAACTAAAGTCTCATCTGTGTATCCCTGTGTATAAAGGTGGACAAGCGCTATTTTTGTTAATTCGGATAATACTATACGTTGAATACGTTCGATGGTTCTCGCAAAGCGAATGTCTTCTGCCGCAAGGGTAGCCTTACCGCTAAGGTCTTTCTCATAACCCATGAAAGCTTTCGGTATTTTTAAGGCTGCAAACAGCTTATCTCTTAAGTAAGCAACATCTTCAATACCGTTATACTGTAATCCTGGTACAGTTTCGATACGTGTTGCTGTATCGTTACCTCTAACTGGAATGAAATAATCTTCCAGTAAGTTTTGCATGTTATACTTAAGGTTATACTGTCCTGTTTGCGGATCTACATAAGGAATTTTCTTCATCTTAGAGATCATTCTCTGCATATAAGTCTCGACTTCATTAGGTGGTATTGCTCCTACGTTCACAAAGTATGCTCTCTTATCAGGGGCACGTACAATACGATGAATCATCATCGCATCTTCCATTAAGATCATTTGCTTGAAGATCTTTCTTCCTGGCTCTAAATATGATCTACCGTAGGGTAGGTAGTTAACGTCACCAAGTAATCTAAAGTGAGCCATTTCATAGTTCTCAAAATACATTGATGAAACATCTGATTGACCTAATAGGTTAGCGTATGATCCAATATACCCACTAGCGCCTGATGCTACTGCAGTAGGATCGTATTTGAACTTAACATAACTTGGATTCCTTAAATCTGTTCCTTCCTCTCTTACGATAGTATAGTTGGAAAAAGGAATTACATTGTAAACTCCAACTGTTTCTGCAATCTCTAGCTTTAAATAGAAATCACCGAACTTAGTCATATTCCTAATCCAAGACCATAAGTTAAATTCAATATTTAGAACGTCGTAGAATAGGTTATATAGTATCTTCTGTACGTTTTCGTCTGAAGATCTAATCTGAAGTACCTCTCCTGATTCATTTTTTAGCGTACATTCATCAGAGATAATATCTAATGCTGATGCAATGATCGCATCTGTATCCATGGCTTCGTAATCAGCATAGAGCTGTATACGCATGGACTGGTAATTCTGTGTCGTGTTGAGGTTGTAGGCATAGGAGTTAGATGTGGTGTATACTCTGTTAAACCTATCTATAAGTGCATTGGTTTGTAATACACCCGCCGTCTGAATACGTTC